CCGCAATTGCTGTTACCAGGCGCGAGCGCAACTCTGTCGGTATCGATGGCTGGCAAGTCGATCCGGTGAGGTAGGGTGGGTGAAAAGTCCGACGCGTTTTGCCACCGGACCGGTGGGACTGCTTCAAACGCAAAGTTTGGGAATTAAATAGAAAAAGCCACAAGTTATGCGCGGTGCAAAGCCAAAGCTCAAGAACGTCATCCCAATGCGTCCGGATGACGTGGACGCTGCGAAGATGCGCCGAAAAGCCCAGCAGGCGCTCATCCGCAAGCTGATGCCAAAAGGCATTTCGGAGGAGCTGGCGACGGAGTTCAAGCGCGTTGCGGAGATCCTGGCCGATCCGAAGGTCGATCGCCTCAAGCCGAAATTTCTAGACACCGTGGTCGAATATTGCCGCTGCACGATCCGGCTGCGCTCGTTGCGTGCGGCAATGCCGACGCTAGCGGATGAAATCTATTGCATCGAGACGCGCAATGGAGATCAAGTCAAGAGCCATCCATATGTCGCGCAGGTCAATGAGGAGTGGCGCAAGTGGCGCTCGCTCGTAGCTATGCTTGGCCTCTCGCCGACTGACGAGCGGAACATGCTGCCTGGTCAGGGTGATCTCTTTGACGAAAACGACGCTTATTTCGATTAGTTCGGAAAGTCGTGCCGCGTTGCGAGGAAAGCCGCTTTCTGGCTCGCTCCTAGGCGTAAAGCTTTTGCGGAAAATCGAGCCAAGTAGCAAGCCTGCCACGGGAAATCCGATCCTCGGGCTTTCACTAACGTCGCGCCGCTCGGTCTATTCGAGAAACGGCGTCGCCTGGCTAGCAGCCCGGGCGTGGCGAGAGAGCACTAAAAGAGCTGATATCCGCCAGCTGAAAGCGGTGAAGCTGCGGGTCGATCCTGCCTTCGTCGCTGCCGCTAGCGCGGATGTCTGTTCTTCAGTTCGGGCGTTCTTTGGTCAACTCCACAACTGGACGGTGTCGACAGTCGCGGTGGGGCATTCACGGCGTCCGGACAGTTTCGCGGTGCAGGTTGCCGAAGCCGCGGCGCAGGAGTTGGGCCTGCCCTTCGCGAAGGTCTTTGCAGATCGCTTCGTGCAAGGCGTTTCGCATCCGAAAGAGTTCAGCAAGCTGCCGCCGCTCGTCAGGGTAGTCGACCCGGTCCAGCCCGTGCTATTGGTCGATGATATCGCGACAAGCGGATGGCATCTGGAGGAGGCGGCGCGCAATCTACGCGCCTCCAGTATTCCATGTTTCGCGATCACATGGATCAGCGGGACGGTGAAATGAGGGTAGCTATTATTGGCAGCCGCAGTCGGCAAGATCGTGGCGCGATTGACGACGCCGTTCGCGACTTGGATCGGGGCACCGTCCTTGTTTCCGGCGGGTGCGAAGGACCAGATAAGTGGGCTGCCGATGCAGCCCGGCGTGCGGGAATGGCCGTTGTTGAACACCTCCCCGACACATCTGGTTGTCAGCAGCGGTTCGAATATACCAAGGCCTTCTACGCCAGAAACCAGAAGATTATAGACAATTGCGATAGGCTGATCGCATTCGTCGCACCCGGCCGTAAAGGGGGCACAGAGGATACCATCAAGCGGGCGCGCAAGGCGGGAAAGCCAGTCGATATTAGGTAAATCGCTAGCTCCGACTAATATGGTATAAGTTCCGGCTTAGACTGAAAATGTCTAGATGCTGTGGCGAGTTTCAATCGCTGGATGGAGGAAAGTGGCGCGGCTTCGGTACATTTGCCCATGTCAACCGTCGTCCAGCACAAGCTGCACGGCACATGCTATATAGCGAGCAGACGACCCCTATCACGGAGACGGCGTCCGTCGTCAGGAAAAGTTCAATAACGCGGCCGCTGCCGACCAATGGCATAGAGCTCATCCAGCCTATCGTTGAGCCTGCCAATAGCGCGAAGAAACGCAGCTCTCGATGGTAGCTTTTGAGTGCGGCTGACAACTCATTATCAACCGCGCCAGCAGACAACTCATTATCAACCGCGCCAGCAGATCGGCTTGCGAGCAGGTAGAATGACCCCGCGTCCCAAAGCCGTCGTGTTGGGCTCTTGATTGCGCTATTTATCGACAGAACTTCGGCCATGCACTCAGCACGCGCTTCTTCCGGAATACATTTGCAGCCATTCGCAACCAGCCAGTTGATTAATGGTTCGTAGAATGCCGAAAGTTCAGCGCGAGCCCAAGTTACTAGCAAGCCCACGATTATTGGTACGCAAATGCCGGCCAGACTAAGGATCAGCGTGCCCATGCAATTTCTCCCGACGTAGCCTTTTGCTGCCCACGTTGGAAGGCGACTTGGCCGGCCGACGTTAGACGGTAGAAGCGCTTTTTTGGTCGGCCCATTTGAACCGGATCATCATCCTCCCATCGATCATTCAGCCACCCTGCAGTGCGAAAGCGAATTAGAATAGGGTAAAGTACGCCGGACAACATGCCTGTGCGTTCCGCAATATCAGCTCCCGACAACTCTATGTGGCCGGCTTCGATGAACGTATTGAGCACGCGCATCCCCTGTGAAGTGAGACGTGGTTCCGACACAGATTGTCCTCCTGCTGTGTATAACTCTATATAGCCCCGCCGCTCGCTGATTGCAAGGGCGGCGCCAGTCCGCAAACGGAAGCGACCGGTCCGATGGAAGTTGTATCGATGCCGCCGATGTCTCCGGCGCCAAGCGGCGTGCTGCCTGAAGTTGATGCTGTCGACGAGGTAACGGCTTACGCGCGCTCGGTGATCGACCGCGAGATTGTTGCCGGTCCGCTCGTGCGTGCTGCCTGCCGGCGGCATCTTCGGGATCTCAAGCAGGGGGCCGATCGCGGGCTGACGTTCGATGTTGCAGCCGCGCAGCGGGTAATCGGTTTCTTCCGCGACGTGCTGACTGTCGAGGTGGAGTGGCAAGACGAGGACGGGGTGGTCTCGACGAAGGCGGCGCCATTCGACCTCGCTGCATGGCAGGCCTTTATCGTCGGATCACTGTTCGGCTGGAAAAACCTAATGGGCTTCCGGCGTTTCCGTCGCGCCTACGTCGAGATCGGCAAGGGAAACGGAAAATCGCCACTTGCGGCCGGTATAGGCCACTACATGCTGCTCGGCTGTCGGAAATTGCGTGCCGAGGTTTATTCGGCCGCGACCGATAAGGACCAGGCGGCAATCTTGTTTCGTGACGCTGTCGCCATGTGGGAGCGCTCGCCGGCATTGCGTCGGCGGCTCAACCCAAAGGGCGCGAACCCGGTATGGGAGCTGCATACTAGCCGGCCAGGTGTTAACTCCTACTTCAAGCCGATCTCTTCGGAAAAGAAAGGCAAGTCCGGCATTCGGCCGTACTGCGCGCTGATCGATGAGGTGCATGAACATCCCGATAATTCCGTTATCGAGATGATGCGCGCCGGCACCAAAGGCAATCAGGAGGCGCTGCTATTTGAGATTACCAATTCCGGCTTCGACAAGAAAACCGTTTGTGGCCAGGAGCACGATATGTCCGTGCAGGTCCTGAACGAGGAGTTCGACAACGACGCGTGGTTCGCCTTCATCGCATCGCTGGATGAGAATGATGATCCCTTCGAGGATGAGACCTGCTGGCTAAAAGCCAACCCGAATTTGGGCATCTCTATCCAGCCGCTTTTTATTCGCGAGCAGGTCCAGGAAGCCCGCGGCATGCCATCGAAGGAAGGGCTGGTTCGCCGGCTGCACTTCTGCCAGTGGACCGAAAGCGAAAGCTCGGCGATCCCGCGCGCCACTTGGACCGCATGTGAAGGCGAGGTTGATCCGGACAAGCTCACGGAGGCCGGCTATCCCTGCTTCGGCGGCCTCGACCTGTCCAGAACGCGCGATCTGACCGCGTTAACGCTGACCTGGCTGCTCGACGATACCAACGATCTTTGGAAGTTTGCTTCCAAGACCTGGTTTTGGACTCCAAAGGATACGCTTAAGGAGCGGGCCAAGGCCGATCGCGCGCCATATGATGTTTGGGTCGAACACGGATGGCTCGAGGCAGTTCCTGGTCCGCGCATCAAGTATTCCTGGCTCGCGAGCCGACTGCTCGAAATCAACGCGCGGTATCACCCAGTCAAGATCGGTGCCGACCAGTACGGACTCGAGCAGCTGAATGAGGCGCTCGAGGCGATCAATGGTTCGCTGCCGACAGAAGTGCATCCGCAGGGTTTTCAACGCCGCGTGGTTGGCGAGCGTGCCGAGGAGGTCGCGAAAGAAAGCGGCGCCGAAGATGTGGTGCTTTGGATGCCCGACTCGATCAACAAGCTGGAGGCCGCTCTGCTCGAAAAGCGCATCACCATCGATCCCAATCCTGTCATGCGCATGTGCGCGGGTGGCGTGGTCTACGAGCAGAACAGGACTGGTCATCGCATGTTTGCAAAGGACAAGGCGACCACCCGAATTGACGGCATGGTATCCAAGGCAATGAGCATCGGCGTTGCAACTATGACTCGGCCGGCGCCCGACATCGGCAACTGGCTGTCCAACGCTGTGATGGGCTGACGATGAGCTGGGTGTCATCGTGGTGGACCAGGCCCGCGCTCAAGGTGCAGGACCCGGAGAATTCGCGCCGTGGCCATTCCGGCGACACCTGGGCCGGCCATGATGTCGGCCCGCATGGCGCGATGCAGCTGTCGGCTTGGTTCGCAAACGTTCGCCTGTATGCCGAGACTGTCAGCACGCTGCCACTCGGTCTCTACACCAAGGACGCGGACGGCGACAGGCAAGCGGTCGATAGCCATGCGCTCTACGGCGTATTGCATGACAGCCCGAACGCCGACCAGACCGCCGTGGAGTTTTGGGAAGGCCAGATCATCTCGCTCTGTCAGTTCGGCAACGCGTATTCGCTGAAGGACAAGCGAGGCGACGGATCTATCATCTCGCTGACGCCGTTGTCGGCGGCGTCGGTCGACATGCACCGCAAGCGCGATGCGAACGGCGTGCTCCGCTACAGCTTCACACATCGCGGCAAGCGTTATGAGGGACTGACCGAGGATGACGTCTTCCACATCCGCGGCTTCGGACACGACGGCGAGGGTGGTGGTCTTTCGGTGCTGTCCTATGCGCGGCAGAGCCTGGCGATTGCGGAAGCGACCGAGGCGTCAGCCGGATCGACCTTCAGGAATGGAATGAAGAGCTCGGTTTTCTTCACGGCGCCGGCCGGCGTCAAGCTGACCCCTGATCAGCGGAAGGAGTTCCGCGAGAAGTTCATCGAGCCCTATATCGGCGGTCAGGCCACTAACGCCGGCCTGCTTGAGCACGGGTTCGATGTGAAGAACGTCAGCATCTCGCCGCAGGATGCGGAGATGCTGATGAACCGGCGGTTCTCGGTCGAGGATCTCTGCCGCTGGTTTCGTACCCCGCCGGTACTGATCGGCCATTCCGCTGACGGTCAGACCATGTGGGGCTCGGGCATCGAGCAGATCATGCTGGGCTGGTTGACGCTCGGCCTTCGTCCCTATCTGGCTCGGGTCGAGCAAGCCATCAGGAAGCGGCTGATCGTGCCGGCCGAGCGTGGCCGTGTCTATGCCGAGTTCAACGTCGAGGGCCTGCTGCGCGCCGACAGCGCCGGTCGCGCAGCGCTGTACGCCTCGCTAGGCCAGAACGGCTATCTCACGCGCAATGAAGGCCGCGCGCTCGAAAACCGATCGAAGAAGCCCGGTGGCGACGTGCTGACCGTGCAGTCAAACCTGCTACCGCTCGATCAGCTTGGCAAGCTGCCGCCCAAGGCAGTGCAGCCTGCGCCCGGAGATCCGATCCCATGAGCCTCGCTTACAAGACGCGGGACTTCGCTTTCAAGGTGAAGGCCGCCGGCGATGAAGGTCAGATCGAGGGCTATGCCTCGGTCTTCGGCGTGCGCGACAGCTACAACGAAGTGGTGATGCCCGGCGCCTTCGCCGAGAGCCTGGCCAAGCACCAGCGCGAGGGCACCTATCCGCTGATGCTCTGGCAGCACAATCCGGACGAGCCGATCGGCGTCTGGAACGAGCTAAGCGACGACGGCAAGGGCCTGATGGGCAAGGGCCAGCTGCTCAAGGGTGTGCGACGTGCCGACGAGGCGCTGATCATGCTGAAGGCCGGCGCCATCCAGGGTATGTCGATCGGCTATCGCGAGGTCGACGTGAAGCCCTCCGACAAGGGCGAACCGCGCCATCTGATTAAGCTGGATCTGCTCGAAGCATCGATCGTGTCATTCCCGGCGAACCGGCGCGCCCGCGTCGACGCCGTCAAGGCCGAAGGCCGCATGTCCGACTTCGCGCAGCGCCTGCGCGACGGCGAGCCGCCCTCGGTGAAAGAGTTCGAGGAGATCCTGCGCGAGGCAGGGATCCCGAAGGCCATGGCCGTACAGATCGCCTCTGTCGGTTATGCGAAAGCCGTTCGGAGCGAGTCCGAGGGCGGAGAGGCGATCAAGTCCGCAGTGAGCGATGCGATCGCATCTCTCCGGTCCATCACAGCCCGATAGGGAATTTCCGACATGAAGAGCTACAGTCTGCGGCGGCTTCTGGCCTCGCCGCTCACGCCCTATGGGGCGTTGGCATGCATCGTCGCGATCGCGATCGTCGCGGTTGTCGTGTTCGATTACTCGGCCGCGGGCCATGCCCATGCCTGGGGCGGCATGATCGCCGATGCCGGTGGCGTTGCCGTGCTCGAAAAGCAGATCGGCGAGCTGGCGGTCCAGCTGAAGACAGCCGCCGATGATGTCAAGAAGTCGGCCGAGACGACCCAGACCGAGCTGAAGAACCTCGGCACCACGACGGCCGAGACCAAGAAGTCTGCCGACGACGCGCTGATCAAGCACAACGAGATCAGCCAGCGCATGACCGAACTCGAGCAGAAGATGACGCAGCTGCGCCAGGGCGGCGGTCCGGAGCAGGCGAAGTCGCTGGGCCAGCAGTTCACCGAGAACGAGGAGGTGCTCGACTTCCTGAAGTCCGGCAAGAAGGGCCGGGTGTCGATGCAGGTCAAGGCGATCATCTCGGGGCTGACGACCGATGCCGACGGCTCCGCCGGCGACCTGATGGTGCCGCAGCGCCTGGCCGGCATCATGACGCCGCCGCAGCGCCGGATGACGATCCGCAACCTGCTGATGCCGGGCCGGACGGCCGAGAGCTCGATCGAGTATGTCAAGGAGACCGGCTTCACCAATCGGGCCGCGACGGTGTCGGAAACCACCGGTGCGACCAAGCCGCAGTCGGACATCAAGTTCGACGTGATGCGGACCGGCGTCACCACGATCGCGCATTGGGTCAAGGCCACACGCCAGATTCTCAGCGACGTGCCGCAGCTGCAGTCCTATGTCGACGGCCGGCTGCGTTATGGCTTGCAGTTCGTCGAGGAGGGTCAGCTGCTCAACGGCAGCGGCACTGGCACTGACCTCAACGGCATCTATACGCAGGCGGCGCCGTATGTCGCGCCGCTGGTGCCGACCGCGGCCGGCGACCTGACCAAGATCGACGTCATCCGCCTCGCGATCCTGCAGGCCTTTCTTGCGGAGTACCCGTCGAACGGCATCGTCATGAACCCGATCGACTGGGCCGACATCGAGCTGACCAAGACGGCTGAAGGCGCATATCTGTTCGCCAACCCGCAGGGCGGAGTCGATCCCCGGCTATGGCGTCTGCCGGTGGTCGAGACCCAAGCGATGGCCGCCGATAAATTCCTGACAGGCGCCTTCAATCTCGGTGCCCAGCTCTTCGATCGCCAGGATGCCAGTGTCGAGATCTCGACAGAGGACAGCGACAACTTCGACAAGAACCAGCTGACGATCCTGGCCGAGCACCGCCTGGCGCTC